AGTACCACAAGGAACTACTACAGCTACCAACTACACAGGCGGCGCTACAGCAGTTATGGAAGGTACTGGCGGTAAGCAAATCAGCGTTCAGATCTTGAAACAAGCTGTTGAAGCTCGCACACGTAAGTTGCAAGCTCGTTGGACTTTTGAATCTGCACAAGATGCACAAGCCATGCACGGTATTGACGTAGAAGCAGAAATTATGGCTGCTTTGGCTCAAGAAATTACTGCTGAGATTGATCAAGAAATCCTTCTCAGCTTGCGTTCTTTGGCTGCTACTGAGTTTACATACAACCAAGCTACCGTTTCAGGTACAGCTACATTCGTTGGTGACGAACACGCCGCTTTGGCAGTGTTGATCAACCGTGTTGCTAACTTGATCGCCCAACGTACACGTCGTGGCGCTGGTAACTACGCTGTTGTTTCTTCAGCTGCCTTGACAGTATTGCAATCTGCTACAACCAGCGCATTTGCACGTACTACAGAAGGTACATTTGAAGCACCTACAAACACCAAGTTTGTTGGTACATTGAACGGCGCAATGCGTGTGTTCGTTGACTCTTATGCAAGCGACACAACACCTGTGTTGGTCGGCTACAAGGGTTCTTCAGAAGCAGATGCTCCAGCATTCTACTGCCCATACATCCCATTGATGTCTTCAGGCGTTGTGTTGGATCCATCAACATTCGAACCAGTTGTGTCATTCATGACACGTTACGGTTACATTGAACTTACTAACACAGCAAGTTCTTTTGGTAACGCTGGTGACTACGTTGGCGAGATCGCTGTATCTAACCTGTCTTTCAGCTAATCACTGCAAGACTTACCCAGGGATGGGAAGGTACGAAAAAGCCCCGCAAGGGGCTTTTTCTTTGGCTAAGTATCTGGCATGATACACAACCTTGATTCAACCTGTTATTACTCAAATCGTAACTATCTTACTCAATGGTTCTACGATGATGTTATGGTAATTGTAGACACTGAAACTTTGCCTTTGCGCAACGAGCTGTATCGCGAGAGCAATGCACATTTTGAAAATCAACGTCTGCAACAGCTGATTAATCAGCATCCAGTTAAACAGCATGTGATTGATGTGACTCATAATGTGTTGCCTGTACATACTTTAGAAAAAAATCTAGCTAGGCCAATACTGACCAACGATTGTGAATACTACTATCAGCCACAACCAGGCGTGATATTTTTTCCTGTATTTCTTTGGGGATTTAGTTTGCGAAATCGTCTGTGGCAGGACAATGCATTTAGTTTTGATGCTGGATCCAACAAAGTTCAAGAAATAATGTGCCTCAACAATCGTCCACGTTGGCACCGAACTTGGCTATGGGCAGAATTCAATCGCCTTAACACAATCTCTAAGATGACTTACAGTTTTGCTGCTTTGGAGCCTGACAGCATTCCTTATACCTATCCTTGTCCACTATTGTTGCCAGGCGAAGAGCCCAATAACACTCGCAATGATGTTGGTGTGGATTTAAAAATCTATCATGACACCGCAGTAAACTTAGTGACTGAAACCAGTGTAGATGATATCTTCTTGACTGAAAAAACTTGTAAGCCATTTATGGCTAGACAAATACCTATCATAGCATGTGCTGCTGGAACAAACAAGTTTCTGTCAGATGTTGGTCTAGACATGTTTGAAGACATTGTGCCTTGGCAAAGCTGGGATAGCAATACAAACAATCAATCAAGACTAGAAAGCATTGCTAACTTTGTTGACTGGTGGGTGTGCAGTGGCACAATCATGCGCACTTACCAGGACTTGCTGCCCAGGATTGAACGTAACAAACAATACTTCCATAGTGAAACTTTTAGACAACGCATCATGACTCAGATGGATCAATTTAAATTTTGAACCACGAGAGATATTGAGCAATCTTCTTGGTAACACTTTCCCAATCACCCATTTTGGGTTGTCTGAACAGTCTGGCACTGGAATACCAAGGACTAGAATCTCTGTCCAACAGCCAACGCCAGTCTGTGGCAAAAGCATTGAGCATGACCCAGGCTGGTCGTCCCAAGGCACCTGCCAGGTGAGTGATAGCAGTGTCCACACTGATTACAACATCCAAGTGCATCATCAATGCAGCAGTGTCTGCAAAACTGGCAATTGATCCTGGCCAAAGTTTAAGCCCGGCGTCGGCTAGAGCCTGTTCTTCATTGGACGTGGAGTCTACTTGTAGACTGATCCACTCATATTCAGGGTGACTCTGGATCATGGACAACACCTGATCAAAAGGTACACTTTTGTGTTGATTGAGCCAGGAGTCTCTACGACCACTCCAAGAGATTCCCACACGCATTTTATATTTAGGTCCTAGGCGATCCTGCCACTGTTTCATTAACTCAGGATTAGCGTTCATGTAACTTTGGATTTTGGGCAAGTTATCCAGCGTGACACCAAGTATGCCTGGAATACTCATGATAGGAACCCAGTAATCAAAGTCTCCCATGTCATCGCCGTAGCCGGCAACCTGCTGTATTATGTCACTGGTGTTTAACAAAGGAATTAATCCATCTGTGACCTGCAGTTTGACCCGGGCACCCATCAAGTGTAGATTGTAAACAAATCTCACAAACTGAATACAATCACCGTGACCTTGCTCACCCACCACAAGAATAGTCTTGTCTTTGAGATCTTCTCCACGCCAGCGTGGTTGACTTAACTTGGGTTCTGTCCCTACTAAATGTTCGTAGTTCCAGCGTGACTCATAGGCAGGCCAACCACGCTGATAGTCGCCACTCAACAAATAGCTCACGGCCAAATTAAAATGTGCTGTTACATTGTTTGGTTCCAACAGTGCAGCATGTTGAAGAAACGGTATGGCACGTTTTGGATGCCCGCATTCACGCATGACATTGCCGTAGTTGTTGAATGCTGCGGCTGAATCAGGGTCTTGTACAAAAGCCATGGCATAACATTGCAGTGCCTGTTCAGGACGTCCTTCGGCTCTGTGCTGGTTACCAGCATCAATTAACTCAGTAGTGTTCATAAGGGTATTTACGCTCCTGGCAAACACTATTTTACATTTTCGCTAAATACTTGTCAACACAATAAGGTGTTTTATGCGGTTTTACCCGCCGCGTACGAGCTAGAACCTCGATCGGACTTCTTTAAGGAGAAATACAAATGGGACGTCCTCTTAAAATACAAAAAACCTCAACTGGATCAGGCAACGGCGGTGCAAGCGTTGGCGTGGATCTTGGTTTCCCCAATTTTGGGTCACTCACAGCACCTGTGGTCAACACTGCGGACACACTTAATTCAACCGAATATCTGGGTGTGGTAGGCGGAGCAGCTCCAACAGATGCACCTTCGGCAACCAATCCCAGAGTTGAAGTAATCGTAAACATTGCCGCTCCTGATGGATCAGGTATTGGTGTGGCTGCTGGCTACATCATTAGACAAAAAGGCAGCCACAAATATCTAGTGGGCGATGTCACCGGTGTCAACGATGGAAGTTTTGTGGTGGGTCAAGCCTATCAAATCACTTCTGTAGGAACCACCAATTGGACAGCCGCAGGGGCTCCCAGTAACTTTGGCGTAGGCACCATATTCACAGCCACCTCAGTGGGCGGTGCAGGATCGGGCACAGCCAATAGTGTGGGAGTGTGTGTGTTGGCTGACGATGCAACTCCTGCTGCAGGACTAATGGCAATTACTTTTACCACAGGCGATTCAACTGCTACCACAATCAGCAAACTCACCAACAAGTTCTTGCTGGACTGGACCGGCGGTTCAACCTATGCTGACACTTCTGTTGTTGCGGACAAACGCTATGCCACCAACTTCTTCACAGACGAAGGCACAGTGATCAAGTCAGGAACCACAGGTGCAGCCAACACAGGCACTGTGGCCGCAGGCCAACAAAATCTGTTGGATCTGGCCATTGTGGACAACGTCACTTCCTAATTTGTCACCCCCATCAATCCTCTCAGCTACATACTGGGAGGATTTTTTTTATGGGCCCAGCTTTTGTGTTAGGTAACGGCATAAGCCGTCAACAAATTGATTTGAACTTGCTGAAACCGCTTGGGCGTGTGTACGGCTGTAACGCCATTTATCGAGAGTTTGAACCTGATGTGTTGATCAGCACAGATTTGCCCATAAGCGAACGCATTCAGCACGAAGGCTACAGCCGAACTCATGTTCATTATACTCGTAAACCATTGCCAGATTCTGGGTCAAGGCGTATAACTCAACAGTATTTTGGATACAGTTCAGGACCAGCAGCAGTGGGGCAAGCGGCATTAGATGGCGCAAGAGCCGTCTATCTGATAGGGTTTGACATGGGACCAAACCGCACAGGCAGATTCAACAACATTTATGCTGACACAGAATTTTACAAAAAGAGTTCAGCCAACCCCACATTTACAGGCAATTGGGTGCGACAAATCAAGCAAATAGCCAAGGATTTTCCCAAAACAAGTTTTTTCCGAGTGGTTGGTGATACCACAGCAGATCTGTCAGATCTTCGGGCCATAGCCAACATGGCACACATGCCTATAGCAGACTTTCAGAACCGTATAAATAACACAAAGGAATTGTAAATGGCTATCTACAAGCGTGTTGCTGGCAATCTCATTATTGAAAATATAGGCGCGGCCAACACCGTGACATTTCAAAATACCACAGGAGTAGCCAATGTAATCATCACTGGCGACCTTAGTGTTTCGGGCAATGCCAGTTTGACCGGTAACATTTCAGGTGACAAGTTATTCAACGGCACAACATCTATTGAAATTCAAACTGCCAGTGGAAACGCCAATATCACTGTGGGCGGTGTCAGCAATGTGGCAGTATTCACTCAAACTGGACTCAATCTAACTGGTGCTTACAGCGTGACTGGAAACGTTACAGGTGGTAACATACTCACAGCAGGCCTAGTAAGTGCTACTGGTAATGTCACTGGCGGTAATATAAATGTCACCACCGGCAATATTGTTCTTTCATATACTTCTGACGCAACAACAGCTCAAGTTATTAGATTTACAGATGCCAACACCGCAGTCACAACGCTGGGCGCAAACATTGGTTCCTTTGAATGGGTCACTGCTGATGCCACAGGTCTTGGTGCAAGAACAACTGCTGCACTACGAGCAGTTTATAGCGATACTAACGGCAATGCTAACATTTTGCTACAAACCAATTCAACCACTAGAATTGCTGTGTTAGGCGCAACTGGCAACGTGGGTATAGCCAACGTGGCTCCGTTACACACATTTGCTGTGACTGGAAACACTTATACTTCAGGCACAGAAGAAGTAATCGGCAACATCACAGGTGGAAACATAATCACCGCAGGCAGGGTAACTGCTACTGGTAATCTGGTATCTGGAGGCAATGTCATAGCCACAGGCTATGCCACAATCACTGGCAACGTCACTGGCGGAAATATCATTAGCGTGGGAGTAATCAGCGGTAGTGCCAGCGGTATTTCAGCTATAGGTAACATTCGTGGTGGCAACATCAACAGCGATGCCCTGGTAAGCGCCACAGGAAATATATATTCTGGTGGGGGCTTTGAAACACAGGGTAATCTAAGTGCCACAGGCTCAGTACTGGCAGCCACAGCTATTCTAGGCAACGCCAATGTCACTGGCAACATGTTTGGCACAGGCATTGGGGTAGAAAATGTTGTTTGGCAAAGTGTAGCAGCCAACATAAGTTCTGCGTCTATGGCCAACGTTGGCTCTCTGGGATTCTTTGCTCTAGCAGGGTCCAGCTACAAGTTTGAAGCCTACATGCCAGTGGTGCCCACAGCAGGAACAACCACAGCATTCAGCACTTATTTTGACGCAGGAACCTGCAGTTACACATTAGAAACGCAAACCACTCCAACCGCTGGTTTTGTAATGGTAACATCTACTACTTCGGCCAGCACAGGAACCACACAAGTCATGACAGGCACCACAGCCAGAACCATAAGAATCACTGGTATTATCTACAGTGCAGGCAATGCAAACGTGGCAGTGCAAGCTCAAACCAGTGCTGCAAACGTGGTAGTTCCGTCAGGATCCTACCTTACATATACCCGAATTGGCTAAATCGTAATCCTGTTCTTTTGGTAAATACTCCAGAGGACCGGATTACCTATGACACAACAGATCATCGACGTTGGCACTGTGGCCAATGATGGCACTGGAGAAGCACTACGCACCGCTTTTGAAGCTGTAAATGACAATTTTACGGAGGTTTATACCGCGGGCCCGGTTGGCAGCAATGTTGTCATAGCCAACAATACCATCTCAATCAACGGCACAAATGGCAATCTAATACTGCAAGGTAATGGAATTGGCAATGTTGTAACCAACAGTAGTGTGCGCCCTTCTACAGATGCGGTATTTGATCTTGGACATGCCAACTTCAGATACGACACAGTACATGCGGCTTATTTTCAAGGTAATGGTGCAGGACTAACAGGAATCACAGTCAGTGCCGGCAGTCAAATTCTCAATGCCAACAGCAATGTACGAATTGCTGACATCAACGGCCCGGTCACAATCAGTGTAAATGGTACTGCCAATGTGGCTAGATTTTTGGCCAATGGGGTATCTGTCACCGGCAACGTTTCAGTATCAGCGGGCAATTATTATCTGGGTGATGGATCACTGCTGACAGGCATCCAAACCAACACCAACACTATCTTCAACGGAACCAGCAACATAACCATTGGGTCTTCGGGCGGTAATGCTAATATCAGCATTGGCGCTGTGAGCAATGTGGTTGTGGTAACCTCTTCTGGTCTGACTGCGGTGGGCAATGTAACAGGTGGCAATCTTCAAGCCACAGGTAATATTTTTATTGGCAACACTATGTTCACCCGTACATTGGTAGTAGGCACACGAACCACACCTGTCACTGTGGCGCTGGCCAGCAACAACAGTTTTCTTGTGGGCACCAGAAGCAGTGGAAACATAACAGTGTTTACTACATAAATACAGATATTGGAAAAAAAATAATGGCAAATAGAATTCCGTTAATTATTAATTCAGGCTCGGGCCAGATACAAGAATTGGCTGCCGGCGATAATTTATCACTGCCTAGTAGCGACATTGTTGGAGTAGGTAACGTCACCGCAGTGGGCAATGTGCAAGGCACCTACATTCTTGGTAACGGTGCGCTGTTGACTGGTGTGTCAACCACATCATCCAACATCAACAACGGAACGTCAAATGTGACCATTGGCACCAGTGGTGGTAATGTAACTATCGGGGTGGCTGGCTCTGCCAACGTGGCAGTGATAGCATCCAACAACATTACTGTGGCCGCTAACATTGTACCTGCGGCTAACATAACCTATGATCTGGGCACTACATCACAACGATTCAAAGACCTGTATCTCAGCAATAGCACAATTTATTTAGGCAATGCCACCATCAGTGCCAACGCCACTGCAATTGTAATGACAAACCCAGCTGGCGGCCAAACTGTATTGGCTGGAGCGTCAGGTAACACAGCGATCACAGCTACCACAGTGAGTGCGTCAGGCAACATCACAGGTTCATATTTCCTGGGCAATGGTTCACAACTGACAGGTTTGCCAGCAACATACGGCAACTCAAATGTGGCCGCATACTTGCCAACATATTCTGGCAACGTTGGGTCACTAACTGCCACAGGCAACATTCAAGTTGTCAACGGTATTTTTATTGGTAACGGTGCTGGACTTACTGGAGTTACTGCCAGCTCCAACGTTGGATCAGCACAAAAGATTGAAAACGGTACTACAGAACTAAATGTTCCAGTTGCCAACGGCAACATTGTGGGCAACATTGGTGGCGTGACCAACATATTCCAATTCAGCACAAGTGGGTTGAGTGTAAACGGTAACGTAACAGCAAACTACTTGATTGGTAATGGTAGTCAATTAACAGGATTGCCAGCATCATACGGTAATGCCAACGTAGTAGCCAACTTGGCTGCACTGGGATCAAACCCAGTTAGCACAACCGGCAATGTGACCGCGGGATATTTCGTTGGTAACGGCGCACTACTCACAGGTATCGCTACCAGCTATGGCAATGCTGAAGTGGCCACATTCTTGGCTGCATTTGGTTCAAACACAATATCAACCACAGGCACAGTCACAGCAGGCAACGTCACTGGTGGAAATTTACTAACAGGTGGCCTAATATCAGCCACTGGTAATATTACTGGTAACTATATTCTTGGTAACGGTTCGTTACTAACTGGGGTCAGTACAAGCTCATCAAACATCAACAATGGTACAAGTAATGTAACCGTAGTCAGTTCAGGTGGCAACGTTGCTGTTGGCATAGGCGGTACTGCAAACGTGGCAGTGTTTGCCACAACTGGGCAATATGTAACTGGTGAAATTAGTGCCACTGGTAATGTAACTGGTGGCAATGTTACAACTGCAGGTTTGATCACAGCCACAGGTAATATCACAGGCGGTAACTTAAATGCCTCAGGCTTGAGTTTGAGTGGCAACATACTAAGTGCAATAAACACCACTGCTAATATCACAACCACTGCTAATATTAGCGGTAGCAACATCCTGGGAACAACAGGAGATATACTCAATGTCAACAGTACAAACCTAACAGTTACAAATATCTCTGCACCAAATCCTGGCAATACTGTAAACATTGGTGCTGGTGGAAACAACAATCTTGTGGTAAGCAACGTGCTTGTGCAGGTGCAAAACGTTCCCTTGAGCGTGGCGGGCAATGTCACTGGCGGCAACATCATTGCAACTGGTGGAGGAACTATCAGGACTGATGGAAATGTCAATGGCAATGTGTTCAATGGTAACGTAGCATTTGGCGCTGGAGTAATAGGAGGTGCTGGTAACATAACTGGTGGTAATTTGATCACCAGCGGATTGATCAGCGCAACTGCTACTATTACAGGCGGTAACGTCTTTACAGGTGGATTGATTGTTGCGACTGGTAACGTTACTGGTGGTAATTTCGTAACTGGCGGTGCAGTAAGTGCATCTGGTAACCTTAGTGCAATTGGCAACGTAATTGGCGGAAACCTTGTAACAGGCGGACAGATCACTGCAACTGGTAACATCACAGGTGGTAACATTGCCACAGGTGGACAGATTACCGCAACTGGTAATATCACAACCACAGCCAACATCGCAGGTGGTAATCTAAGTGTAAGCGGTGCATTTGCTCCAGCTACTTTGACAGCCACAGGCAACGTGGCTGGTGGTAATCTAACAACAGCAGGCGTGGTCAGCGCCGCAGGTAACATTATCACAGCTGGTTACTTTGTTGGTAACTTTGCTGGTAACATCACAGGTAACTTGGTTGTTCCTGGATCTAACACACAAGTGTTGTTCAACAATCAGGGCAATGCAGGTGCCACAGCCGGATTGACATTTGACACAGCCGGGCCAAACTTACTTACAGTGGCAGGTAATGCTCAAGCCGCAAACTTTATTACAACTGGTATTGTTAGTGCTGGGGGCAACGTAAGTGGCGGCAACATAAACACAGTTGGTGCTGTGGTTGCAACTGGCAACGTAAACACTCTAGCCAATGTCAACGGCGCTAATTTGGTTGCATCAGGCTTGATCTTTGCTGTTGGCAACATCACTGGTGGCAATGTTGCCACAGCTGGACTAATCTCAGCAACTGGTAACATCACTGGTGGTAACCTGTCAGGTACTAGTATTATTGGTACGCTAACCACAGCCGCACAAACCAACATCACATCAGTTGGTACATTGACTGCATTAGTAGTTACAGGCAACTCAAGTGGTGGTAACTTAACTACTGCCGGACAAGTTTCAGCAGCTGGCAACATCACTGGTGGTAACTTATCAGGAACAAACATCACAGGTACATTGGCCACAGCCGCCCAAACTAATATTACCTCAGTTGGTACATTAGGCACATTAGCTGTTACTGGCAACATTGGTGGTGGTAATTTGAATGCCACAGGTCTGAGCCTGAGTGGTAACGTTGTAAGTGCATTAGTCTCAGCCGCAAATATCACAACCACTGCCAACATCACAGGCGGATACATTTTAGGTAATGGTTCACAACTAACTGGTATTGCAACAGGAACGCCAACACAAATTGTCAGTGGAACATCAAATGTTAGTGTTGTAAGTTCAGGTGGCAACGTCACAGTTGGCGTTGGCGGAACTGCAAACGTGGCAGTGTTTGCCGCAACTGGACAGTTTGTAACTGGTGTAATTTCAGCCACAGGCAATATCACTGGTAGCAACTTGAATGTAACCGGTAACATTGTTGACACAGGTGCGTTGAGCATCATTACCGGCAGTAACGGCAACATTGCACTGGCACCAAACGGCACAGGTATAGTCACAGCTTCAGGCGCTTTCAGCGCAGTTGGAAATATAACTGGTGGCAACATCCTAGGCGGAGCTAATGTCAATGCCACCACACATACTGGCGCTACTGTATCAGTAACTGGAACTATTACAGGTGGCAACGTGGCCACAGGTGG